TCTACACATTGGTGATGACCCACATCACCATTCTTTGTGTTACAATGTATCTCCATCGCAGTCAAGCACACCGAGCAGTAACATTTAATCCTGTATTAGAACATCTCATACGATTTTGGCTATGGCTCACAACAGGCATGGTCACAAAGCAATGGGTTGCTATACACCGTAAACACCATCAGATGACCGACCAAAAAGGTGACCCACACTCACCAAAGATATTTGGTATTTGGCGTGTATTATTTGGTGGTGCATTTCTATATCACGAAGCATCAAAAGATAAATTGATGGTTGAAGCATACGGAAAAGGAACACCTGACGATTGGGTTGAGAAGAATATATATAGCAAACATTCTCGTCTAGGAATTACTTTGTTATTAGTCATAAATTTACTTTGTTTTTCTTGGTGGGGTTTACTTATATGGGGTATTCAAATGATATGGATCCCATTTTGGGCTGCAGGTGTGGTCAATGGTATTGGCCATTATTGGGGTTATCGTAATACAGAAACAAACGACACATCTAAAAATATTATACCAATGGGTCTAATTATTGGTGGTGAAGAACTACATAACAACCATCATAATAGACCAGCAAGTGCAAAACTATCTGAAAAATGGTTTGAATTTGATATAGGTTGGTTTTGGATAAAATCTTTATCTTATTTAAAACTAGCAAAAATTAATAGGAATTAAAATGAAAAAGATATTAGCTGTATTGTTGTTATTGCCTGTATTGGCAATAGCACAGAAAACACCGCAAGGTGTGACCTATGATGCACAAATTATTAGAGTAACGGACGGCGATACAGTTGTTATCGCCGCACCTTTTTTACCTGCACCTCTTAAGCCCGAACTTGCGGTACGAGTTTACGGAGTTGACACTCCTGAAAAAGGATTCCGTGGCCAATGTGATTCAGAAAAGCAACGAGGTGAAGCCGCTTCCGTTTTCACTAAAGGTCTCATTAATGCCAGTCAACAACGACAAGTCATTATATACGGTTGGGATAAATTTGGTGGTCGTGTATTGGGCGACATCATTCTAAATGGTCAGAGCCTACGTGCTCAACTTATTGCTAATGGGTTTGCCCGTGAATACTATGGTGAAGCAAAGCAATCATGGTGTAATTAATGAAGATATTAAAACACCAATGTTCTGAGTGTGATTCAAAGTTTAAAATAGAGTTTGATGAATTAAAATGTGATGATAATCCTCAATACTGTCCGTTCTGTTCCACATATATAATGGAAGATGAACTGGAACAGGATGATGATTATTGATGTGGCTTTATTATAATACAGCAGAAGAATTCAAAGAAGAAGATATACAAGACCATTTTGGTTTTGTGTATCTCATCACACACCTAGGAACAGGCCGAAAGTATATCGGTAAGAAGTTCTTTACAAAATCAAAAACTAAGCAGGTCAAAGGCAAGAAGAAGAAGTCTAGGGTTTCTTCAGATTGGCAAACCTATTGGGGTTCTAACACCGAATTACAAGAAGAAATTAAGTTAAACGGGGAGGACAAATACACAAGAGAAATCCTGCATTTATGTAAGTCTAGGTCAGCGTGTAGTTATTGGGAAACATTTGAGATATTCAGTTGCCATGCTTTATTATCTGATTCATACTACAACTCATGGGTGACCTGCAAAATCCACAAAGCTCACGTATTAGGAAAAATCAATGGCTCGCAACAAAGCATTAGCAAACAACGACATGATTCAAGTTCGGTCGGCAGCGAAAACAACCAATCATCTGAAATTACGGATTGATGACCTTAAAACCTTTCAACCATTAACAGAGAACCAACGATTATTTTTTGAATCATACAAACGAGGTGATTACTTTGTAGCACTACACGGTGTTGCAGGTACAGGTAAAACCTTTTGTGCCCTTTATAAGGCACTTGAAGAAGTAATGGATAAATCTAATCCATTTACACAGATTATTATAGTTCGGTCAGCGGTGCAAAGCCGTGAGATAGGTCACCTGCCGGGTGATGTCAACGAAAAAATGGAAATCTACCAACAACCATATAGGCAAATATGTGAAATACTATTTGACCGCAAGGATGCTTGGGATAGATTAGAAGAACAACACCACATTCAATTCATTAGCACCTCATTCATTCGTGGAATGTCCTTTGATAACGCCATCATCATTGTAGATGAAATGCAGAATTTAACCTATGAAGAAATTGATACTGTTATGACCCGTGTAGGCCATATGTCCAAGATTATATGGTGCGGTGATTACAGGCAAACTGACCTGAATAAGAAAAAGAATGATATGAGTGGTATATTGAAATTCTTTGATATCGCCATGCACATGAGCTCATTTACACGAATTGAATTTACCGCCGATGACATTGTTCGGTCATCGCTGGTTAAAGATTATATCTTGGCAAAAATGAGATATGAGGACTCTAACGATTGATTTCATAATATGATAAACTCTAGGCAATGCTTTGCGGTTGCAACATTTTTTCAGGTTTGCAACATATATAATAGTAGAGGCGCCGAATTGTTGGTGCCTATACTATTAATATAAGGAATATTACCATGTTTGCATTAGATTCTATCATTGACACAATTCAGTCCGCTAAAAAACAATTCGTTACCACTTTTGTTACCGACAAAGAACTCCAGAAGCCATTGTTTGCGTTTGTTGATGCACAAACCGATTTCGTTAAGCAAATCGTAAAAACAAATGAAATGTTGGCAAATCAAGCTAAAGATTCTTTCACAAAGGCATTGAAGGTTTAATCATCAATATGAAATTGTTATCTTCAATTTGGAATTTTCTTGTAGCCTGTGCAGAGGAATTACACAAGTACCGTAATGGAAAGTATAGTAAAGTTGAATAATTTAAATTTTCTAATTACATACATACCAGTATGGAAAAGAAATCATTTAAACTGGCACCTTCAAGGGTTTTGCTAATATTGGACATAAGGAATAACTCAAAAAGTTTTAGTCCAGTTGTCCGTAATGGATGGGCAATAAAGTTCTCAGTATATCGTGGTGAGAATATTCTATTAATATTCACATCAACCTTTACCTGCCAGACAGTTGTTCGGTATTTTACTGATGAAGATGAGGCGGTAGAATGTATTAACTATATTACCGCACATGATCCACAAGAAAAAATAGCAGCATAACTAACCCGCCGAAAGGTGGGTTTTTTATTGCCTCTTAATAATTATTATTATGGTATAATGGTTGCAAAGGAGATATATTATGAATGATGAACAATTATTGAAGCTATCAGGCCAAGTTGATACATTTTTAATGCAAACGGCATTTGAATATGAAACACCTGCCTTGGCACTATCCGCAGTAATACTTGCCCGTCTATTGTTACTCAACGGTGAGGCAAATACCGCACAAGATTTCAAATCACTATTGGGTGCAGTATCAGAGGCACCAATAATCAAAAACACCACACAACCACTACATTAATATGCCTGAATGGTATAAATTCAAACGATGGTATAATAACCTCTACCGAAGTGAAAGATACCTCGTTATTCTATTAGCTTGTGTTATAATCATATTACTATTGAAGTGGGTTACTCACGGCCCTAGTGAACGCAAACAAAACTTTCCAATTATAGGAATCAAACATGAACGATATTAATCAGGTAATGAATCGTATTAAAAACTTACAAGAGTTTGAGGTGTGTATAGATATACCGAATGAGTTTGTATTCAATGGTACAATCCCATTTGATATGGTGATTGACCGTGACCAATCGGCTAGAGTGTTGGTAATTGCTGAATCACAAGAGGAGGCAGAATCAAAGGTTGCAGAGTTTTTTAAGGAGTTGAAATGAGCCATGAAGAATCGAAGTTTAAGCATAGTAAAAGGTTATTGAAAGATGACAATGCTATACAGAAACAGGTCAAAATAGCAAAGTTGCATGGGATGCCAGTTGAGAATCCACATATGTTTGCAAAGCATCATGCACTAAATTGTGGGCGACCAAACTGTATGTTATGTGCTTCTCCTCGCAAGATAAGAGGTGAAAAAACTATCCAAGAACGCAGAGCAAAACAAGAGGACAACGACTAATGTACCAACAATCAATTGATTTTCCCCTAGAAGGTAAATCAACCGTTGAATTAAACCTTGATAAAGAGATGCTCTATGAGTTAATGCTCATGGCCCATGAGCGGGACATTACTCTTAACCAATTGGTTGAAGATATCTTACGAACCTATATTGAACAGAAAAAGAATAAATGAACTGGATTGTATACCTATTAACATTCTGCTTTGCCTATGCATTTGGCTTTGATGCAGGTCGTAACCATGCTCATGTTGAAGTAATGACCAATCAATGTGAAAAACTATGAACCATAACTTTTGGGGTGAACCTGATGATATTGAACCATTGCCCGATTGGATGAGACCTAATCAATCCATCCGTAGACCAAGTAAATCTATCACCGATATTATTAACGATACAATGAAAAAACCTCCAATACCACAGGTACCTGATGAACCCACTAACACTACTGAATAATGCCATTGATAGCCTTTGGTACTGGACATACGGCCTAATCGTAGGGTGGGGTGCTTCATTCACCATTGTGGTGGCACTACTCATACTCTGCTTCATTAAAATAGTCCGCCTGAATAAACGCTTGACCGACATCTCCAATCGTGTAGTGGTCAATGAGCGAGAAATGAATTTCCATATCAATGATACTAGAAAAAACAATTGAACGCACAGCACAATGGAATAAAGAGACCAATGCATGGCAAATTGAAGAAGCATTGGTCTACCAATGGTATAC